GATGTCGCGGACGACCCGCACGATGAGGTCCGTGCCGTCGGGCAGCCGGAGGAGGTCGGACGCCCGGACGGACACGGACCCGGCGACGTAGATGCGGTGCGTGACGCTCGCGAGCTCGGTCGCGTACTCCTTCCGCTCGTCGCCGCTCAGCGGGTTCACCCGCGCTCTCAGCAGGCCGAGCAGAGTCGTCGTCGGCGTGCTCCCGTCCGCGGGATACTCGCGACGCCGCCATTCGAGCGTGACGTTCGACAGCGAGGCGACGCTCACGGCAGCATCCTCCCGTATCGGGCCAGCGTCGCCCGCTGGGCGGTGATGGCGTCCTCGATGGCGGACAGGGCGTTCGTGTCGGTCGCGAGCGTGTACGAGTAGTCGCCCAGCCGCTCGGACTGAACGCCGCCGGTCTGCCGCATCGCGTCCAGCCCCGCCTTCGCCGCGTTGAGCACCAGGCCTTCGAGGTCCGCCGGCAGCGTGTCGAAGCCCGCACGGTAGTGGGCGCGGACCTGACCCGATGTGCGATGCCCGCGGTACGCACGGTCAAGCACCAACTCGTCCATGTGGATGACGCCCGCCTTCGGGTCCAGCCGGTATTCGCCGTCCGCCTCGACCCAGCGGTCGACGGCGACCGGGTCCGACGTGACCCGCTCAGGCGGCATCCGCACCAGCGTGTCCGAACGGCCATCGTTCCGCGTCGTCGCCGACCACCCGCTGATGGCGTTGATGCTCGACACCACGTCCGACACGTCCGCGTCGTCGCTGAGGTCGATGTCCGTCACCACCGGGGCGTTCGACGGCTGCCGGGTGATGAGCCGCACGGCGTCGTCGTCGACCTCGATGGTCGCCGTGCCGGCGCCGGTGTACGTGGCCGTGAACGCTTCCTCGTCGTCGATGCCGAAGAAGGTCACGTAGCGCACGTGCCGGTCGTCCAGATGCAGCGTCGGCGTGTCACGCCAGATGGTCGCCGTGATGTCCGTGCCGTCATCGAACAGCCGGGTGCGGGCGAGCCCTTCGGCCCGCGCGAGCGCCTCGTCGAGCAACTGCTCGAGCAGCGCCGTCGAGAACGCGTAGAGCACGACCGTCTCGCCGAGGATGCTCACCGGCGGCGTGACGAGCAGATTGCCCGCGGGCTCGCTCGCGTCCGGTGCGACGACGTGCGCCTCGACCCCGGTGGAGGCATTGGCGATGCCGGTCACGACATCATCGAGGTCGTCGGTCGCGCCGAGCGTGATGGTGTCCGTGCCGGACGTGTCGCCGACCAGGACGAGCGAGCCGTCCTTCACCTCGACCGTGCTGCTCGTCGTGTTCGTCGACTGCGTGTCGCGCAACGAGATGGCAGGCACGCGGAACCGCGAATCGGTGTCCGAGATGCCCGCCTTGATGCGTAGCCGCTCGACCAACGTCGCCATGACCGAAGTCGTGAACGGCATCGTGCGCTCCCTTCAGCAGACGCGAGTCAGGCCTGCACCACTTCGGTGAGCTTCACGTCGCTGTTGTAGTCCTGTGCGGTGCCGGAGCGATGGTCCACGCCCAGCAGCGTCACGCCGATGTTGCTCGACCCGGTGTCATTCGTGACCGTCGCACGCAGGTAGCCGAACCCGTTCGCGGTGTCCATGTTGATGGTGCGCAGGCCAATCAACGCCAGCCGGTCGTCCGATGCGGCGGTGCCGTCATCGGTGAAGTCCGTGAGCGCAGCACCAGGGATGTCCTTCGCTCCGGTGCCGCTGTCGTCCTGGGCCTGCTCGAGCTTCGCCCCAACGGTGGCGTCGGTGGCGATGTTGCCGAAGTTGATGACCGCCAACCAGTTGTGGAAGTCCCCCGCGAACACCCACGGGCTGCTGTACGGGCTGCCAGCGGTCGGCTTTGCCTCGGCGGGGATGCGGGCTGCAACGGCGATTCGGTCGAGTGCGTCAAGATGTGCAGACACGGGCGATGCTCTCAGGGGGTGATGCAGGAAAGGCGACGAGCGGCCCGAAGGCCGCCCGCCACCAACCGGGGGGACTCAGACTCGGACGACCTCGCCGACCGTCGAGCCATCGTTGTCGTCCGCGGGACCCACCCGCGGCGCGACGCCAAGAAGAATACCGCCGACGTCCGACGTGGCGGTGCCAACCGTGATGGACAGGCGGACCCACTGGAAGTCATTGTCGACGTCCAGCGCATCGCACTGCATGCTGATGACGGCCTGCGTGTCCGACTGGTCGGTCGACGCCTGCGTCATCTGCGTGATGTCCGAACCCGAGACGTCCTTCGCGGCGCCGCCGGTCGACGTGTTGGCCTGCTCGAGCTTCGCGTCGATGGTCGCGCTGGTGCCGAGCGTGCCCGCCATGACGACCGCCATGAGCGTATGGAAGTCGCTCGCATCGACCCAGCCGGTCGTGACGGTCGACGCCGTGGTGGCGTCCGGGTCGATGACGTCGAGGACTGCCACGTTGTCCGCAGCATGAACGTGAGTGAGCATGGGTGCTCTCCTTTCCGCCCTATCAGGACGTGCGGGCGGCCAGAGTGACGAACGCCGAGAGGGTGTTCGAACCCGACCGCGGGCTGATGGTGGTGCTCAGCTTCGGAGCGCCGTCGACCCGCATGCGGAACTTCATCGCCACCGCGTCCTGGTCGAACCACAGGTGCATCGACTGAGCCGCCTGAATGCCACCGGCTCGCATCACGCAGCGGTACTGCGACATGCTCACCAGCATGATGTCGCCGACCTGGCCGAGCTCGTCGGCGTGCTCGGACACCAGGACCGGCCGGCCCATCAGCGTGCCGTAGGTGGCACCGTTGACGGTCTGGCCGGGCGGCGAGTAGAGCCGGAAGCCCCAGCCAGTGGCCTCGTCACCGCTCGCGTCGGTGCCGGTGTGCGAGAGCTTGAGCAGCTCCGACTCGGCGTCGTGCGAGACAATCCAGATGGCGTCACCGCGGTACCGCGAGAACATTCGCGAGTACATCTTGATGACGTTCGGGCCGCTGATGGTGTTGTCCGTCTGCGAGCCCTCCTTCGCGACCTCGATGACGGCGCCGGAACTGAGGAAGCCGAGCGGCTGCCCGGCGCCCGTGCCGCGAACGATGGCCTCGTCGACCTCCCAGTTGATGCGGTCGGGAGCGTTCTGCTCGACGTACGAGCCGAGCGCCACCGCATCCTCGAGCAACTCCTCGGTCAGCGGGACGAGCGTGGTGAGCTTCCGCAGCCGGAAGTCCTTGCTCTTCAGCGAGGGCTTCGACTGCGTGTACGCACCGGACTCGTTCTCCCAATACGCACGAATGCCGCTCGAGCCCCACGGGGTCGTCTCGTCGTCCGGGAGGCTGATGCTCGCGGTGCTGATGGGAAGCTGGTCGCAGCGACCCATGAGCGACTCGTTCGACTCGACCAGGCTGGTGATGGTCTCGCGGAACTCGGCCGGCACGGCGAAGCCACCATCGGCACCGACGCCCTCGGAGCCGTACGTGCTCAGCGACGCCTTCTGCCACTGCTCAAGCTCCTGCGGTGCACCCACGTCGCGGGTGCCCGCCTTGACCACGGCCGCGTAGAACTCGCCCGCGTGCTTGAAGCCGCCCTTCGGGTCGTCGACGAGCCGCATCTTGCCGACCTTCACGTCGTGCACCGCGGCCTTGCCATCGGTCTCGCCGTCGCACTTGAAGCCGGTCGCCTTGCTGAACGCATCGAGGCGCTGCTCGACCTGCTCGCTGACGCGACGCTCGAACTCCGCATCGTCGACCGCCTTGCTCACATCGAGCGGCTTGCCCGCACGATTCCGGAACAGGTCGTCGATGGAGAACGTCTTCTCGCCGGCCTCGACCTTCTCGGTGTCCATGCCCTCGGCGGACAGGAACGACTTGACCGCAGACAGGTCGTCTTGCGGCCCCTCGTAGCCCTGCGATGCGAGGGCCTTCATCAGATGCTGCCAGGTGAACATGGCACGCACTCCACTACGGTGAACGGTTGATGTCCCGGCCACCACTCGCACGTTCACGCGTTCTCGACCCGTGCCAGCCACCCGGGACCGCACGCAGCACGATTCGGCGCCTCACGCGAGAAGCATCGCCACGCGGTCAGCCTACCTTGAATGTCGGCCGGCCATCCAGCGACAGCCGTGCCTTGCCGACCCCGCCCGGCACGCGGAGCACCACCGGCTCGCCGCACCGGAGCGCCTTCACGGTCGGCCCGTCCGGCACGACGCCCTTCGCCACCGCCGACGCCAGGGCGTCCCGATTCGCCGGCACCGACACCACGCTGAACTCGGTGAGCTCCCACTCGGTGATGACCCGCTGCAGCCCCTCGCCGAACCGCTCGATGTCCTTCGCGTTCGCCGCACGCATGCCGCCATCCGGCACGATGAAGCCCACGCTGAACGCCGAGAGCACGCCCTGCTGCATCAGCGACTTCACCGTGTCCGGCATCCACTCGACCTGCTCCGGGTGCGTCTCTGGGCGCTTGGCGAACACCATGTCCGCGGTGATGCCGCGGCTGGTCGTCCGGATGTTCACCGCCTTGCCGATTGGGCGGTTCTGGTCATGCTGCAGGAGCACGACCGGGTTCTTGCGGTAGGCCTCCGTGCGGATGCCGGACGGCAGCATCACGTCGCCGTCACGGTCCAGCGTGGCCGTGCTGATGCGCGCGACCACGTCGGGACCGTCGCCGGCCGCCTTCGTTTCCCATTCGACGGTGCAGAGCTTCCGCATCATGTCAGGCCTCGCCAATCAGCACTTCCTCGATGCTGCACCGGCAGTTGGGGTGCAGCGGCGGTCCAAGCAGCCCGCCCTTCGCGTAGTCGAGCACGACCGTCCGGCCGTTGCCGGCGTCGATGCGCATGCCCTCCTCGAACACCGTTCCCATCGGCTCGAACACCTTGTCGCCCACGCTGTCCGCCGCCGACTGGCACAACGGGCACGGGTCCGGCGACAGCACGAACCGCTTGCCGATGACCGTGGGTGACTGGTCCCATGCGGCCGACTGAGAGAACGTCGTCGCGTACTGCGCCTCCGTCCGGGCGATGCGCTCGCTGACGTACCGCTCGATGTGGCCGGTCGAGATGGCCCGCTGCACGGACGTCGACACGTTGCCGCCCTCGTCCATGAGCGTGGCCGAACGGCGGAGCGTCGTGTTCAGGAACGACTGCACCGCGGTCTGTGCGATG